ATTTACGTTCTCTTGGTTAAGAGACTCAATATGTATTGATATTCGACCGAGGGGCATCCTTCTTGACCTTACGAAGAATTTCACGGAAACCTTCGTCGGGTTTACGAACACCGAGCTTAACAGAGTCGCCTAGCGGGGGTGCATGGCGAATGATAGACTCAAGTTCAGGGTGATCGGCGAGATATTGCTCACGTTCGGAGATCTTTAGGAACTCCTCGTGCTCATCACCTGTCTCAATGTTGCGGAAAGTGTAAGTAGGAATTAGTCGTAGTCCTCGTCATTGAAGTAGTCCGTGTCCCTAGTTCGTAATGCTTTATCGAACTTAGTTTTCTTAGGATCACGGCGTTCTAGGAGAGCATCCTTCTCGTCGTCCCACCAGTTATTCTTGCGGAACTTCTTGATCTTGCTCATACGGAATTAGTCCTGGAAACGCTTCTTCAATTACAGATGGTGTGAGACCCTTTGGCAGCTTGCGCTCCTTAACCAATAGGAGTAGTTCTGCATCCTTGGGTGCGATAGATTCGAGTATCTCAATGAAGAGGTTCTCGAGTTTAGTGCGCTTTAGACGGTCACCATTGTTATTAACAAACAGGTACAGGCGACGCAGCTCCTTAAACAGCATACCCTCTTGATCGAGGTATGGACACGGCTTGTATGGAGGATTGCCCTCTGGCAGGTCCCAAACGATAGCTGGATGGAGTGCGTATTGGATCAGATCTTGAAGTGCTTTGGAGTTATGCTGTTGAAGAACAGCTGCACGATCTTTCCTGGTCTTTTGCTGAGACGCTTTTTCAAGTATCTCGCCTAGGCCCAATTTCATTAAAACGTCCTTGATAATATAAGTGGTAGTTGTTGTCTACCACTTATTTATTAGCCGTCAGCGTTAAGTTTGTCTAGAGCCTGTTGAAGGATAGAAACTGCGCGGTCACGGTCAAGGTCGATATGAGTAGTCTCGCCACACCATAGCATGCCGTCTTGAGCCTTGCTATCAGCACGGATGGTAATGCGAACTACGTCGTTCTCTTCAGAGATGTTGATGTATTCTGGGTAAGTCGGCTTGATCGCCGTGTAAGCTACGATAGTCTTCATGTTTGCTTTCTTAGAAGTCCTGGATGTTTTCCATCAGGTGCTTCATACGGTTCTTAATGAGGTAGTTGAAGATCTTACTACGATCACGGCCTTCGCCCTGGCGAGTGTACTCAGCGAGCACCTCTTCTTGCAGCGCTTCTGGTGTAAAGGTAAGATCGATCATCTGCTGGTTGCGGAGGTAATTGCGCTTGACCTCTTGGCTCTCCCAGACGCTAGTCTTGATGCTCTCCATGAAAGCTTCAATACGCTTCTTGGTCATGGTGCCTTGGCGAATCTTTAGTACGAGGCTATTGTCGGCCGACAGTACGTTAGGAACTCCATCACCACTGTCGCCCTTGAGGATCAGCTCGTTGAGGTAGTAGTCGGGGTTGTTCTCGCGCATAGAACGATTACGGACAGGATCGTACTGGTCCACATTCATATACGTCTGAAGCTGGCGGAAGTCCTTATCGCCCGACATGATAAGGATCGGATGCCCGCCAGGAATATCGCTACCGAAGTGATGGCATAGAGTGCCGATGACATCATCAGCCTCACATCCTTCTACCGAGATAACACGGTAGGGAAAGTATTCGCGGAGGTCTTGGCGGATCTCATGGAGACCCTCGAAGATGCTGTCCCAGTCAAGGGTCGACTTCTCACGATCAGTCTTACGGTTGCCCTTGTAGTAAGGGAAGTACTCGACACGCCAGTTCCGTGACGATTCACACGCTAGAACTAGCTCACCGTACTTGGCGAAGTACTTATTGCGATATCCCTTGAGCGATGTCAGCACCATGTGCTTCAGCATAGAGACCTCGATCTTGCCGCCAGCTTTACCCATCTGGACCATGATGTTTGATACCATGACCTGTTGGAGATCGACGAGGATGATACATAATTCCTTAAGCTATTTTGAACGACCAACCGGTCGTATTAATCCGCTGTTCAAGCTGATCTTCGTTCTTAGCTCTAAATCCACCGAACTTACGCTCTAATGGAGGAACTGGGCCGTTAGATCTTCTTAACGTTCCACTGAGTATGTTATGATCTTTACAGAACTTATCATACTGACCAGTGACATTATATTGTTCACCACATGGATCTGTTATAATCCACGTTTTAGCTTTAACATTATTAGCGCCAGTTGTATCTCTCCAACGAAGAGTGCCTCTACCACCTGGAGAAACATTACGACCCATATTAGGCTTAGGCCGCATTTGTCTTTCAATCTCATAACATTCATATTCTGATCCTTCAGCTATGACTATCATATTTTGAAACGTTAGACTGTTCTCTGCTATAAAGTCTTTGCTGTCTCTATAGCGATGTTCTCTAAAGCGTTTCCAGAGATTAGAAGTTACTCCAATGTAACACTTATCATAGGGTTTAGTCAGCTCATTGGCTAATCCCAAAGCATAAACGAAGTGTGTCATGTTACCTTGATTTAGGTTCGATAGTCGCTGAGAAGACGATTGATATTTCTGGAAGTGTACGGAGAAGACCGCTTTCAGTCTCCTCAAACATCTCGTCAGCCACTTCTTGCATTGGATGGTAGTTGCCGTTCTTCTTCATGATGAAAGACCGAATGGTTTCAACTATAATGGCTATGTCCTTAGTATAATCCAATTCATCAGAATTGTCAATATCAAAGCCACAGTAGCTTAGTTCGTCGAATAGGTCTCCAGACAGATCAGCCACGATCTGCTGGACGTGAAGATTGCGCACCTGCTCGTCTTGCGTCGAGACTATAGCAGCAGAGGTGGTCCATGGACCGAGGATCACATTAGACATAGAGCACTCTATTTGTTGAGACTCTATATTTATGACGCTGAATAGTTGAATGAAGCCTTAGGAAGTTCCTTGCTCATATTACTATTTACGATGCCGTTAAGAAGTGCCGTCCAGTCATTAGCACGACGATGCCAGTTGTAGACATCATTAGCTAGAATGCCCTGAGTACGAAGACCAAGGAAGTCGTAGTCATCCTTGAACTGAGGGATCGACATATCAAGGATCTGATACAGCGCAGTAGCGTGGACGTTTGGCTCTTCGTTCCATGCGTACATACGAGTCAGGTTCATAGCCGTCTCTGGCAGAGCAGCGTAGTTCGGATGAACGCAAAGAAGACCAGCAGACATAGCCTCGATCAAGCAGAGGCATGAGGTTTCTGGCCACGTGCTCGGATAAGCGAAGATCTGCGCGTTACTGACTGCTGCACGTACTTCATCGTTAGTCGCAGTGCCGAAGTAGTTGATCTTAGGATGCTCGTTCAGTGCATCAAACAGAGGTTGGAACTGAGCATCACGCTCTTCCCACCCATAGAGCTTGAACGACGAATAGACATCGAGTTCAATGTTGTCGTACTTCTTGCTGAGTGCATCGAATACCGAATAGAGGATATCCAACCCACGATGTGGCGTAGAAGTATAGATCAGCTTGATCTTACCGTCTTCACTATTCTTCGATGGTGCTAGTGGAATCACCGAGTTAGGAATGACGAAGCACTTCGACCAAGGAATACCATAGTAGTTGATATACGCTTGCTGTTGCCAGTTACTGACGAAGACGAGGAGATGGAACTTATCCCATCCACCGTTTTTCAGGTGCTCGCTCTCAGGATCGCCTGGAAGGTCATGAAGGTACAGGATACGATATTTTGTATCATCTAGATCACGGACCCTAGAAAAGATAATTTGGAACTGTTCTAGTAACGCACGTGGCACGGAACCATCGTACAGCCTGTTCTGTAGAAGTTCCGTGCCACCCATTGATTTAGAATTAGTTTCGTTACGTACGATTAGGTCTTGGTTCATGTTAACTCAATTAGATCAGTTGATCGATCAATGAACTTGTATACGATCTTCTTGACATCGAAGTAGTCTTGAATGAAGTCGACTACCTCTTTGGGTGTATAGGGAGCGCAACTGTAAAGGTCGAACTCGAAGAGTCCGGTGTCATTCCAGATATGGACGACGGAGTTGCTGGTTGTAAGTAGGATGTCGCCGGTGACACCCTCGTTGCCAGGTTCATCGCAGTAGAGCGCCCTGGCTGGCATTAGCACCTTCATACGAACATGGTCGACTAGGGCAGTTAGGAAAGTAGTTACGTGGTCGACCTGATTGCGTCCTGGTGGGTTCGCTATTTCAGCTCGCACCATAAGATGAAGATGTGCTGATGGCATCTCATGAGGGCTCCTGGGCGTGTGAAAGAATGTAACGAGTGCTACAGACTTTATTTATGCGCCCAGGAATCAATCAGTTGTCATTAGCTGCTTTTTCAGCCTGGATGTCTTCCCACAGCTTTTCGCCGACTGGAAGCTCTCTAACGATGATTGGGTTTTCAGCCTGCATATACCAGTCTGGTGCAGACGATGCAGTATTGCGTGAATTGAACTTAGCCACGTAGGCGTCGGCATTAGCTAGTTCGCGGAAGTAAACTCGGAAGTCTACCTTAGAACCCCAGCCGCGCTCGTATTCCCAGACGTCAACTCTAAACATGATTACACCCGTATGATGGAGACGCAGATGTTTTGCTCTGCGTCGAATAGTGGAGAGAGTATGCCTCGATCACCCCGAGTTAGCTTACTGGTATCGTATCCCATGTCGGCTAACTCTTGAATCGCGGCAGCTTCATCACGATGGATATCGCCGATATTCTCCCGGCCGAGCATGGGACAGTAGAAGATCATCAGTCTGGCAGCTTAACGATGACGATGTCCTGCTTAGCGCAGTGGTAGTGGTTTTCCTTATCGACAAAACTGTCACAGGCATAACCGCTATTAATGAGATCATCGTGTGCAGCTTCCAGCGAATCGTGGATATCTAGAAAGCTGTTCTGCTTGATAATTGCTTGGTACTTCATTCGAACTCCGTTATTTCATCAAATTCATCGTTCCACGGCATGCCAGATGCGACGTAGTCGTCTATTGTTTCCTGTGGAACGATAGGTGTTTCGTCTTGCATATCCATGTCCTTCTTCTTATTATAACATGAATACTTATCGAAGTAAAGGATTAAATCACATTCAACTTCTGGAGTTGAGCAATAGAATCATCAACAGAAGTGTGTAGAATGAAAATGCCATTGTTCTGCTCCCAGACGTGCTTGTGCTTATTCCAGTCATCGACAATAATATTTAGCGCATCTGGTTCCATGTGCAGATACTTGTCCTTCGAGCGACAAGTGATCATCGGTACACCCGGAAAGTACTTATCGCGCCAGCCGAGCTTCTGAGCCTGCGACCAGTCACCATGAGGTACACCAGTCAGAATAGTCGGATTATGATGCTTGACGGCTTCATACAGTCGATGAGCCTCGTCCATGAGTGGAAGGTTGCCGAAGAAGTTATCAGCAGAACTGATGACCTTCCAGAACGCCTTAGTACCATTAGCATCTTCGTATGCGCGTGGATGCATACCAGTTGCAGCGATAAATGCTGCATCGAAGTCGGCTAGGACTCCATCGCAGTCTAGAAACAGTTTAATCTTCATTTCAATCCTTGTTGGGAGAGGAGCGATAACTCCCCTCTCCCGTTTACACAAGTTCCAACGTCACTCTAGCGACGCCAGCTCGTAGCATGCCAATTGACCGCGCAGCTCCCCGCGAAAGATCAATGCCATGGCGTTTCACAAATGGACCCCGATCATTGATCCTTACGACCACTGACCTGCCATTATTGTTGTTTGTGACTTTTAGCATCGTACCGAACTTCATTGTCCGGTGTGCAGCGGTTAGTCCATCAGGGCGATATCGCTCACCTGAAGCTGTTCTAGAACCGCAGTCGTAATACGAAGCAATAACCGTGTTAGGTTGATTACTTTGAATCGCTACACTAGGCGTAGCCCATAAGAGCGTACCTAGTAGAGCTGTGACACACATTTTGCGCATCGTTGTTGCCTTTCCTTGTTAAGGGGATTGGTACAACGGTCAGCATCTTGTTTGTACTCAGCTAGCTATCTTAGCTACCTATTCCGATTGACCCTGGTTAGGGTGCTGGAGTGAGAACAGACGTGATAGAGTCTAGACGGAATGAACGCCATGCGCTCTTGTCTACGTCCCACACAATCATTCGGTCATCCGAACTGGTATTGGTGGTCGACTCTTCGATGTCTTGTTGTGGCGGAAGAATGTCTGCACGAAGGGTGCAATTCATCTTACGAGTCTCGCCACTGACCTTTGTAAAGTTCACTTCGACGACATTATCAACTAGTCGTTCAAGCATTTCAGTCTTGTTAAGCAAAATCATAACTTAATCCCCGCTCGTTATCCGAGCTGTTTTGCTAGTTCATCGTACCCACCGATAACTACTTCGCTACCGTCTTCGTTGATCATCTTGATCTGTGGGAACGTTCTGGCACTAGGGAATTGTTCTAGCAGTTCTTCCCTAGTGAACTCCCGTCCGAGCTTAAACTCTTTGAACGGAAGATCTCGTTGGCTGAGGAGCGCGATCGCCATGAAGCAATACTTGCAGGCATCCTTGCCGTAAATATGGTATTCAAACATGTAGATGGAGTAGCCTTTACTATAGCAATAGTATATACTATCGTGCCGGAAATGTCAAATCGAAAAAGTATTTAGGAAGTCGCGCGAGCTGCGAACAAGCGTTCACTATATGTTCTTTTTGTTTTCTTTCATCATTTCAGGCGGGATCGACACCTAGCATCGCAATAGCCTTGTCTGAGAGGAACCACAACGTCCTCTGGCAGCGGCGCGACCCCATGCGCATCATGACGACGAGTCCCTTCTTCTTGAGACCGTTCATCACCTTAGCGGGTGGATGATACTCGTAGTCGGTGAGGAAGCCATACGGATGACGAGATGCGACCTGTAGAAGCAACTGCATCTTCTTGCCGTTCTTCTTGAGCTTACCTTTTGGCATTCGCCATCTTCCATGCTGGTAGGGTCTGAGACATGAAGTCGTCGATCTGCTGTACTAGCTGAGCGACCTGTAGTTTGATATTCTTGATCGTTTCGAGCAACATGGCACCGACTTGATGTGACCCTTGCAGACTCTTCGACCTATTCATCGCGATGGTCGAGTTGTGTGGATCAGGCATATGAGCAGCGACGACGTGCATCGACAGGTAGTCGAGCTGAAGGTCGCGAACATCTGGCTCGTAGTTGGTTGCTATCGTACCAGCTTCAGCGACTAGCGCCATGAGTTCAGTGCGAGCCTTCAATAGCATCGACTCATAGTACTCAGGCGATTTCTTCGCACCTAGCAGATCCATGAGAGAGGGCTTTTTGCAAGATACCTCCATGGACTCCCTAAGCCAGCCATTGGCATTGATCTGTGCCATTCTGCCGGACAGCTGGGATTGAATACCAGAGGCTGCGCGCAAGGGAGCCAAGTTTCTTTCACCCCAGTTCAGGATGAACGACATATCGGCAGATAGAAGGGTATCAATGCGTACTCGTAGACGAATAGCATCAATGGTCGGATCGAGGGATTTAGCTTCATCGATCAGCTCGTCAGTCTTAGTCTTAGGCCGAGTCGGCCTAAGAGGCTGAACGTACACTTGATCTTGAATGTTTAGCGTTCTCGCACGAGGAGCAGCCGGTGTAGGCGCTACAACTGGAGGAGGAGTCGGTGCATCTGGAATGTTGAGTACGCGAGCGCGTGGAGTTGTTTGCTCCACGCGCTGCGGCTCTTGGTCCGGAATGTTTAGCTTACGAACCACGAGACTTCCTTAACCCTTGACGTTCGCGCCAGGCATGAACTGCTTGATGATCGTGCCCAAGTCGGTCTTGAAGCCGGCGCCGAGTGCTTCGAACTCCCAGTGACCGTCAGGCTTCTTGGTCAACGAGCCGAACTGCACCGCGTAGTTATCGCCGCCGTCCTCGTTCAGGTTGTACTTCAGGATCTCCCTCGAGGGTTCGCCCGATGCATCCATCTCGCAGATACGGATGAAAGCATCCTTGACGCCCTGGAACGACTGACGATTCTGAGCCGCCTCGTGGATGGTGACGATGAACGAGAGCTCGACGATCTGCGAATCGATCTTCGAGAGATCCATCTGGATCCACTCATCATCCTTGGTGGGACGACCGGTCGGGCTGAGCGTGTCCTGCCCATCGCGGTTGTCTGGCGAGTGAGTGAAGCCGCCGCATGGCGAGGTGAGATTGTTGTACCAGATGAAGTACGGAGGCGACAGGAGTTCCGGCTCGCCTGCGGCGTTATAGCGGCAGGGGAAGAGCGAGACATCGAGATCGTAGTTTTCACCAGCTGCCCAGCCCATGCCGACATAGAATCGACTGGTAGCGGGTGCCGCCTTGGAAAGGTCAAACGTTTGACCCTTAGAAAGATCGAAGTCAGCCATCAATGTAGTCCTCTTGGGTGACGCAGGCAGAAAGCGCCTGCTGAATAGACGAAACATACGGTTTAAGCTTTTCCTGTATCCTCCTTCCGTACCATTTTATATCATGATAGGAAGAAAATGTCAATGGCAGACTTAGTTAAAGTATGCGATCAACTCTGGGATGCCGTGATAGAACATCTTGCCGGCGATGATGAGGATGAATGCGAAGCCGACCCATGCGACCCAAGCAAACTTTTCGATCAGCTTGGCGACGTAGTTAGCTGCGAATGCCATGATGGCGATAGACAGAAGGAGACCGAAGATGAGTGCGGTCATATGGTCCTTCGCGGTACCAGCGACAGCAAGCACGTTGTCGATACTCATCGAGATATCAGCGACGGTGATAGCGATCATGGCCGACTTGAAAGTGCGTGGTGCCTTGACGGCATCAGGCGAATCGTTCAGTGTACCATCATCCTTGAGGTCCTTGTACATGTTGTACGCGACCCAGAGAAGAGCAGCTGCACCGATGACCTGGATGCCAGGGATCATGAGCAGATAGACGGCGCCGAGCGAGAAGATGATACGAGCAGCGACAGCGATCGACATACCCCAGAAGATCGCCTTACTGCGTTGAGCAGCCGGGAGACTAGCCGCCATAGCGCCGATGACGACAGCGTTGTCCCCCGACAGAACGATATCGATAAGAATGACGCCGGCAAAAGCCAGCAGACCGGAGAGTTCCATTGTGTTATTCCATTGCAAAAAGAATGGGCGGACACGTTAGCATCCGCCCATAAGGTTTAGGCCGTTACGCTGGCCGGGAAGCGATTGAGGAAGCCGACCAGCTTGTCGGTAACGAGATCAGCATAGAGCTGCTCGTCGCTCGCGTTGAACTTGGCTTGGATAAAGCCGACGTTCTCGTACTGACGCTCGAGTTCCACCAGCGTGGGGAAGCGACCGTTGCCCTGGTTAGACAGACCGATGAACGCGAAGAAGATCGGGTTCGCCGTGCATGCCGACAGGGCGTCCTTGATGCGGTTGATGTTCTCGCTGGCAGGTTCGCCATCGGTCATCACCAGGACGAGAGCCGGCTTCTTCGCGGCGGTCGTACCTGCCGCAACAGGAACACGCTCCGAGTACGACTCGGTCTTCTTGCCGAAGCCCATGAAGCCCTTGACTTCGCGCGTCTTCGTGATCGTCTGATAGGTCACCGAGTTGGCGCCATACAGCTGGCTGTCGATGTAGCGGATGAACGGCGAATATGCCGTGCCGCCTCGAGCACGAATGCCGCGGTTCTTCACGAACGTTTTGAAGTCACCGGCAGTCCAGGTGCCGACCTGCTCGACCTGATCGTCGAACTTGACGACATCGATCTCGCCGTTGTCATCGAGCTTGATAGCAACGCCGCCGAACTGGTCGAGCATCGACTGCATCTTGCCGTCCCTGATCTCGTCGTCCATCGAACCGGAGATATCAAGTGCGGCCCAGACAGCGAGCTTTGGGATGGTTGTGACACCCTTCTTGGTAAGCTCGAACGTAAACGCTTCTGCTTTCTTACTCAGATCGAAGTCCATTGTCTTCCTTCCAGTTTACTTTGCGAGCGTGGTCGCGAGTTCACGGCTCAGTTGCTCAAGCTGAGGCGCTTCATTACGGAGGCGGAGTTTCATTTCAGTCATGATACGCTCCCTCTCCGCAAGACTGTTCACGATCGCGTCCTTGTTCGCCTGGAGCGTAGCCAGTTCGATATTAGACGTGGTCAGTGATGTGGTGACGGCAGTCGTCGTCTGGCCGAGCAACGCTGCGTTCTTCATGATCGCGTCGTTGGTCTTTGCCTTCATGGCGCTACCAAATTCAGCCGCGTTCTTCTGTTCCATATTGATAATGTACAGAGCAAACGTGGACTGAAGGGCGGGGATCATGGTGCTCTTCATATCGTTCATGTCGATAGCGAGCGAAGCCGAGTTAGTCTTCATGATCGAGACCTGAGCGGCCTGCTGCTCGAACAGGAGACGGAGACGACCAAGATCATCGGCTCGCTTGCGGCCCATCGCCGCTGCCATCTTCCATTCGTTGAGCTTGGAGACCTCCATCGGATTGTTGAGGTCGACCTGCGGAGGATTTGCATCCATCCAATCGGCCCGACGATAGATCTCCGCGATCTCGATTTCGAGGCTGTTGTAGTCCTGTTCGAGCTGAGTCTTGATCGCATCCAGGTCCTGTATACGCGTTCTGAATAGCGTGGACTTGGAGTCGAGCTGAGCAATCAGCGCCTGGACCGACTTATCGACGGTAGCGAAGCGGTCCTTGATGTTAACCGCCTTACCGAAGAGCTTACCGAAGAAGCCCTTGCTGTCCATCGATGCAGGATCATATCCCTTAGCCATCGACACGGTATCGAGCAGGAGGGCTCCCATCTCGTCCATGTCTTTCGACTTGACCATCGACGTGATCTTGGTCGTCGCCGCCGGGATCGATGCAGCTGCTTTGTTGCCGAAGTTCATCACCTCGTTAACATCGATCGGCTTGAGTGCGACCGCGTTAGACGGCTTAGGCGCGACGTGCGGTAACGGGACCACGTTAGTCGTTGTGCCGCCGAACAGTGGTTTAACCATATGTTGTACCCTCCTTCATAACTAGATCATCTTATAATAAAGAGAGAAAAATGTCAATGGCATAATAAAAGGCCGCCAGAATTACTCCTGACGGCCTAATTTAGTTTCGTTCGATCAGTCTTGTGGAAGACGTGGCTCGTATGGTCGCCCAGTATCCGTTGGCACGGTAGGAAGAGTTGGCGGAAGAACTTCGCCATCTTCTTCTGGGGTAGTAACGATTGGAGGAATCGGAGTAATAACGTCCTGCTTATTCAGGTAACGCATGTAGAGGAAGTATGCAGCGACTGCCACTGCAATCAGAAATAGAATCGTCATAATGATCTCCAAGATGGAGCTTCCAACCGGAGTCGAACCGATTTATCCGGAGTACGAAACCGGTGCATCACCTCAAATGCTTTGGAAGCTTAGATAGTATCGTATTTATATTAGCTTACGCTGTTGTGAACGTAGTTACCGTAGTTAGGAACTCCAACAGCTTCGTGCCGTGCTTTGATACGTGCACGAAGCTCACTAAATTCGATAGGACGGTAGTCGATCTGCTCTACCGATACATTGTAGTAGAGCGGATCTAGTTCGCGATCAGGACCATGAGCGCTATAGTGTCTATTGCGGTACATGTTATTAG